TTCATGGGTTCTTTCTTGTTGCCATCTTTGTCTAAATCCAGGTAATCTGGTTTCGCTGCTTCTTTAACTTCATCATCATCCTCGTCGGATGACATTGCGTTTATAGCTTTTGAAGCAATAGCTTTACCAGCCGCAAAAGCGGCACCGCGGGCTAATGCTCCACCAACCGCAGCAACAACAGGTGCAATCTCGTCAATTTTTTGTTCATACATTTCAAAGGGATCTTGTTCAAGTGTGCTAATTACACTTTCTTCTGCTTGTGGTTTTTTATGTTGAGCTATATATTTTTTAATTAGTTCAACCGCTTTTGCTTTGTTTTCTTTAAACTCTGGTGTTTCTTTTGTTCCAAAGGTGCCGCCCATGTGGCTGATTTTTTCAGACATGTCAGCCGCAAAAATTGATGTTTCGTCATCTAGCGCACGAGCAGCGATATCACTGAGAATCATTGCCATGAATGTTCTGGTGTCTGGTGACTTAATAACGGGCATAACGCCGGGCATGAGATTTAGTTTTTCTGGAACTTCATAGCCTCTTTCACCTTCTTCGCCGCGATCTGATTGACCCATGTTAATTTCGCCATAGCCGGGTTCCTTAATATCACTGCTGATCTTGGGTCCGGTAAGATCTTCTTCGTCCTGTGACCAATCACCAATTACACGATCGCCAATTTTAGCCTGTGCACTTTTGATGTTGCCAACAATCTTGGCTCCCGCTGATTTGGCAGCACGACTCCATTTTCCAAAATCAAAGAATTCGCCTTTTTTCTTTTCTGTTAATTTCATAGCTTTTCCTACCGCACCAAGGGTGCTTTCTAATTTTGCATCAAAAACTTCGCGAGTAAGTTTTTGTTTAAGATCTGTTATGTCATCCTCGCCAACGGCAATTTCTGTTGGTTCATAGTTTTCAAAGTAGTCCTTGTAACCGCGTTGCCGACTAATACTTTCAAGTGTGCTTTTTAATCCATAGTAACGACCAGTGGCACGTTCGATAATATCTTGTGCTTCTTCTGTTACATAATCTTGGTTGCGAACAGCCCGGACAAAATGTTTTAGTTCTGTCATTTCTTTCATTATTTCTGAAATGTGTTGACCGTATTCGTCCCTAGGGTAACCACCATTGCTAACATGCCGAGCCATTGCTCTAGCACCCGGCAAATAATTGTTTTCAAACTTAAATCTTTCACCTTCGCTGTTTTCAATATAAATGGCATGAATATTTCTACTGCGAGCGCCCATTTTTTCTTCGTCAACAGTGGTGGCGTGTTTAACGATTAGTTTAGCGCCGTTAAGATCTTGATAGCTTTTTTGCTTGCTTCCGTAGAGTTTACTTTCCATGGCTAGCTGTTCCTCTGTCTTGTATTGGTCTTTCAAAAATTCAAAGTCTTTTTTATCAAGTCTAGTTTTACTAATATTCTTTGATTCAAAATTTAACATATTAATTGCTGAAAACTGTCTTAGTTCATACAAAAAATCATACCAGTCTTGCTTGCCCTTGTTGTCTTCGTTTTCAACTATTTTGTCATCAAAGTAAACTTTAAGTATACCTTCGTCTACTAGACTTACCACAACACTACCTAGACTTTTGTCCTCGCTAACATAATCAAATTCAAAAAACACCGCTTCTTGAGGAAGAGATGTTTTAGTGCCGTCTTCTTTGCCCAGACTGAGGTTACGGAAACGTCCTTTAATTTTGTCAAATAAATCTCTGTTAATTGTTTGTGTCATTGTATGTGTATTTATAACAGTTTATATAATTACAAATGGCATGGGAGAAATGTCATAATCGGTATTATCCCTGATATGGCTATCCAGCTCAGGTATATAGCTTTTTAATTCGCCGGCCATGCGTATAATCAATAGACTGGCCATTACAAGATCATCGGTTTCACCTATTTTAGCAGCATAGCTTCCCCCACTGGCAACAAATGTTTTTAGTTCACTGATTAGATTTTTACTGTTAATTTTAATCCTACCTGATTCAACCAATGTTTTAAATTTCGCACAGGCATTTAGTTTGGTTCTAGCGGTAGTATTGAATCCTCTGCGAAATCTACGGGCATTTTGATGGCTTTTGCTTTCGCTGAGGAATATACCTGCTATATTTTCCTCGCCGATTTCCTGTATGCTGATTAGCGCAGCTTCACCTATAGTATTGTTTTCTACGCTATAAAAAATGCTCTGTGTGTCCTGGGTAATTTCAGCAAGGTAGGAACAAACATTTATCAGCATTTGTATTTGTTGTGGTATTGGCGTTTTATTATGACACCATTCAGCTACTTGTTCCATACTGGGCACTTCATAGACCTGTAAAGCAGCGGGATCACCACCTGTACCCAAGCTTGGGTCAAGTGCTACTAGATATGTTCCGCTTTTTTGTGGTTTTTTGAACCATCTTACATTACCATGTCTTTCAATAGGATCGTTGTCTCTAAGCGTGGCTAAGATAATACTGTTAATTAAAGTCTCATCGTATACAATAAATTCGCAGTTATGTTCACGTCTAAATCGTTCTTCACCAATCCTTCCAATTTCTTCTTGCTTCCATTTTTCGTCACGGTCTGGATGATCTTGCCAGTAACTACGATAGGCTTTAAATCCATTGATACCAATCTCAGTTTCATTACCATAGCTATCAAAGCACTTGTTTGCTTCTCGCCATATTATGGCAAATTGATCTTCGTCACTGTTTGGCGTGCTTGTAATAATTGCCCTACCGCCTGTTGCTAGTGTTGGAGAAATACTGGTCCAGAATTCTTTGGCTATTGTTGGTCGCACAAACGCAAACTCATCACAGTATAACAAACTAATACTTAAACCTCTGCCAGTATTTTCTGTTGTTGCTTGTGCTAAAATTCTGCTACCGTTATCAAATTCAATACTACCTTTGTTGTAGCTTGTAACGCCTGCTCGGATATGATTAGGACACAATTCATAGGCATAGCGAATGCGATGCATGATTTCTTGCGCGCCAGAATATTTGTGAGCAGCAATAAGAATAATGCTGTCAGGTATAAACATTGCTGTCCATAGCAAATAGCCAGCGGCTGTAGTGGTTTTGCCGGTTTGCCTAGGCAACATATTGATATTAAACCTATAGTTATGATAAGTGTCTACTAGTTTTGTTTGATATTCATAGGGAGAATATAACAGTTTTCCTTTAACAGGATGCTGTATATAAAAAAATTTTTCTAAAAAATATTTTGGTCCTGTGGCGGGATCAGCACAAGCAACAAATTCTTGAATTTGTTCAGCTGAATAATTTTCTCGCTGATGTGCTCTTTTTATTAAGACGCCATCCAGTGATTTTGACATTAATAATTCCTAATAATAATCCTAGGTAAAATGTTAGGTTTAGTTGCTAAGTGTATATATGACGCTATAAAATCAAATTGCCATGCTAGAACAGAAAATAACTGTTCATTTAAAAGTTTACTGGCTAGGTCATAGCTGCTTTTTCCTATGTCCTTGTAATATGTTTTATTTAATCCATACTTACGACCATAAAGAGGAAATAAACCAGATAAAAACAAACAGGTATCTCCAAGTTGTTTTGCTGATAAACTACTGAATTTATCTAGTTTTGAAAATTCTGCGGCAAAACTAGTTTCAGGTAAGAAGTCAGGCTTATCCACATAATTAGATAATAGCATTACTACATAAGTTTCAACTTCCTCGGGTATTTCATAACCGGACTCGTGCCTAATTTCTTGAAAAATTCTATGAAATGATCTAGTATATTCATCCATCATAATATTACTTATAGAAAGAAAAAGCATGGATAATAGTGTTTTATTATCCATGCCCTAGAGAAGTTTTAGGATTAAATAAAAGGTTATTAACCTTCTTTTTTAATAATTGTGAATGCGCCATATACTATGCCAGCATAGGCAACATACTTTAGTATTGGACTTGCAATTAGAGCAAGAACACTTACTGCAATAACTACGCCGCCGTCCCAGCTAGTACGTTCAGCGAGTCTATCTTTTAACCAATTAATAATTCCCATTTTATTTCTCCTTAAGGACATTAAAAGACAAAAAGCTGTCTTACGACAGCTTTTTGTGTGGTTGTGAATCACAGTACAAACTAAAATTAATCCTGCTTATTTAAACTTTGAACAAATTCATCGTATTTTTTGTAAAAAGATTCTATAGCAGTTTCCTGTGATTCATTGGTTTCATTTGCTTCAACCGCCATGGCATTGTCGCCATCTTGTGCTTTAGCAAATTGTTTCTTAGGACGATTCAAACCGCCACTAAGACCAATTAGTTGTGTTTCAGTGTCTGCAACAGCCTCTTCGGGCTCATTGCTGTATTCTTCAACTTTAGATTTATAATCTGTGTAACCAGCTAGTTGTAATAATTCTTCTAGTGCTTGTACCGGTACTTCTACAGTTTCTTCCACTGCTGGTTGGTTGTTATCTACACTTTGCATATCCATGGTTTTTTCATTTGCTGCATCACGTAATTCGTCATCGCTCATGTTGGCAACTTCTGCGTCAGTGGTACCTAAATAATCAATAAGCTCTGCACGGCTCATCTTACTAATAGGAGCATCACCTGAACCGCCTTCTTCAAGTTCAACAGCCTCTACTGCTTCTTCAACAGCTTCTTCTTCATCATCCAACATTTTCTGGAAGGCAGCTTTTTGAGCTGGGCTTTGAGCTTCTGCAACTGTGTGTTTGCCGGCAGCATCAATACCACGCTGGATGTCTTCGTTATTGTAACCATCTTCTGCAATCTCTTGCAACTTTTTCATTACATCAATCATGTGCATTGTATTAATCCTTTTTAGCAAACTCGTATTTGCGAGTTTCAAGTTCTTTTAACATGTTAGCATTGTATTCATCTCCGAACACTTTGGCAACATCATGTTTTGTAGCATCTGTGTATTCAGCATCATCAAGTTTAGTAACATATTCGTCACCCTCTTCTTTGAGTGCTTCTTCACGTGCAATTTCTTCTGGATGATCCTTGTTGATTACAACTAGCTGATTAGCAGGAATGCCCACTGTCTGGCTAATGTATTCGTATAACTGATACGCTGTTGCGGGATACTGTAGCTCTGCATCCATGATGTAAACTTCAGCATTTGATAATGTCTGAAAGTCCATGGGGTGTTCTTGGATAGGAGTTTTCTTAGGCTTGCTAATACTCTTCATATCGTATTTTTCTAGAGCAGTTTCTAACTTGTCCATAACTTCATCTTCGATCATATTAGCGATCTTAAGTCTAAAGTTATAAGTGCGTTCGCTCTCAGTTAAGTAGTGTGTCAAACTTTTCATTTTATATAATCATCCTATATTATATTTATGCTTTTTTGCCCAGAATTTCATTAAGAAGAGCGTTACGATCCATGATCACACCCTCGCCATCTGCTGCAACACTAGCTGGGTCATCTTGTTTATTCTTTGCATCCAGGGTGGCCTTCTTTAACTGTAGCTCAACCATTTTTAGTTTCTTGTTAATTTTATTGGTTTTTGCTGTTAGGGCAGTGTCTAGCATGCGACTAGCATTATTGAAGATTTCGCCGCTGAACCTAGCTTCCACGTTCATTCCCAGATCCATGAGGTCATCAAACGTTTTTCTAGCTGTGGCGGCAATGTCATCTAGTTCATTGTCACTAGTTTCTAAATCTCTAATAGTAGGCAAAGCAGCGTCAATTTTATCTACTTCGCTCATAATAGTTTCTTTAAACACAAGAACTCCAGTATTGTCCTCATTGGTAATACTTAGATTTTCTTCAACAGTTATCTCAGGAGTATCGTGGTCTTCAAGGTCAAATAGTGATTCTAATTTCTTTGTCATACTAATACTTATCTACGCTTTTTACCCTGGTGAAAAATGTCATTTTCAGTGACCACTCTAAAAGTTAACCCTTTAAGTTTGCAAAAGTTAGCAGCGGCAGACCATTTAGCATGGTTAACTGCTATCGCCATCTTGTCCCTCTGGCTTGTTTTTTCTGTAAGCATGGTCTGACTCTGTGGTTTTATCTCAATTAATTCACCACGGCGAGTTCCGTTTTTATTTTGATACACAATAATAAAATCAGGAACATAGATTGTTTGTTTACCAGTTAAGGGATTTCTATAAGGTATCTGTATACTTTCACTAGCCCATTGTATTACACTGGGGTGATTATCAGCAAACTGCATGAACGCAAATTCCCAACTACTTCTATATCTGGGAACCTTATTTCCAGCATACTTCGCTGGATTCTTAACTTCAAATAAACCGTTTGCCCATTTATTGGCCATGTCTTATGTCTTTACTTGCTGCTGCACTGTTGCTGGTGGGGTCTTGTCATTAATATACCCAAGTAGACTAGTGCCTTTTCTACTTGCATTGAGCAACAGTGGCACAGTAACTTTCGTATCACTGTTCTCAAACTTGTTAATTACATCACTAGCGTATAATCCTAGTTCGTTAACAGCATTTAAAATAGCTGCGGTTAAACTAGCGGCTGCTTCGTCATTACTAGTACGTCTAACACAGAAACTCTTAACCAGTTCATAGTCATTGTCTGTAAATTTACCCTTGGGACTAAACTGTGTGGTAAAATATTCATTAACTCGTAAGTCAATGTTATCAGACGTGCTAATAATAGGCAATGCTGTATTTTGTGTTGTCATATTATTACTTTCCGGTCTCTTGCACTCGTCTTACAATAAGAGCATCTCTTTCTTTTATTAAAACTGTATTGGTTGGATCATTGGTAATTTGATTTTGTAATTGTTGGATTCTGTCATTTATTTGTTGTTGCCTTAAAATTACAGAAGATGTCTGTGGGCCAACGGGAGTAGTAAAGTCACTGAGCCTTGCAGGAGTTGCAGGAGAGGCTGTAGTATTTGGAACTGTTGTTGCATTTCCTAGATTAAACGGATTAGATACAAAATCACTAATGTTGTCATATACTGTTTGGATAATATTACTGCCGTTACTGGTTACAGCATTGCTTGTGTTATTGCTGCTTCCTGTAGATCTGTCCACCGGAGCACCAGTGCCTGTTCTAGGCTCACCAGTATTGATTCTGTCAGTACCAAACACATTAGGCAATATAACATCAGTAAGGGGATTCTTTCCACGAAGAATACTACCCACAGCTCGTTCTAAATCTTTTTCCAGTACTCTACCCAAGTCTAAATCTTTGGTATTGTTAAAAATAACTCCGCCTTTAATAATAGCACCAAGTATATTTCCATTGGACAGGTCAGTTGCTACAGTATTTGCAGCATCAACAAGTCCTCCCTGATAAAAGACGCTATCCCCAAGACCGCCGCCAAACACACCAAGAGGACTAGGTGACTTGTCGTAGTGTATGTCACTAAATCCTTTAGGGTTAATGTTGTTTACAAATCCAGTTGCATATTTGACAGTTTCGTATTGAATTGTCATGGTATGTTGCATAACACCAGTGTTTGCATAACTATGACTGTCATGCCCAAAGGCAGTAAGCATGGGATTAACCAGGGTGTATTCAGCAAATCTTTTTTGCAACATAGAATAAACTCTAATGTCTTTAAAGAATCGTTGATTACCGTCGCTCATACCATAATCTTCGCTTGTATATCCGCCATAACGATCATTTGTACTATAACTACCGCTGCCCAAATTATACTTACTATCGTTGTAATAAAAGTTAGCATACGTATGCAGAAAACTTCTAATTAAATCTTTCTGATCGTCGTGAAAAGTAATTGTTACCGGATTATAGTTTAGCTTGTGTTGACTATGCACTTGTCTGTTATACTGATTGTGAGTCTGAGTATCAATGTTAAATGTAGGCAAATCAATAGTTTTAACCAACATGTTGATTTCCATCTTATCAACAGAATTAAATAGTGTTGCTGCTTGTGGAGTGAGATTAAAAACTACATGAAAGAGATTGCTGAAGCGAGGCTGTAGTTCATAGTTATTATCAACAAACAACCTGGCTGCATGCTGAAAGTCTTTGATCTGATCGCCTTTTGCAAGGGCATTTAAAATAGTATTAGCACTAGCCACAGATATCTCCTTATTACAACTATTTATGCTGTTAGATTATGTGTATACTTTACAAAAAACCCCCCGAACGATTCGGAGGGTCTTTGTAATTCTATAGTAAAGGGCTATTAACCAGTAATTGTTTGTCCAAGAGTTCTTGCTACTGTAGCACCTACACCATCGCCAATTGGGCTTTGGATAGCATTATCAAACCTAATGCCTGCAGCAATTGTAACTGGCTCATTTGATGCATAGTTAAGCTCGCCATAGTTAACGCTAGTTAGGAAACAACCGTATAATTCCCAGGTTTCAAGGACGTTTGCAACACTTGCACCGTTGCCACCGTCAAGAATTTCAAAACGGGTAATAAACTTATAGTCAATACCAGAACTTGCACTGGATTGTTCCATAACGTCGAACTGCTTCTGTACTTGCTCTCCAAGTAGTCTGCTAACGCTGCCGTTGACATCGTCACGGAAGTTAACTGTAATTGCTTCCCAAGAGTGTTTACCTGCAATGTATGCTCGGCTGTTATAAACTGGAATTTCAATTTCTTCAAATGTTAAGCTTGGACGAGTAATGTCCATGACCTGCTTAGTTAATTCTGTACGGGGAGTAGACACACCAAGATTCTCAAATAACGCACGGAAGCGATACTTTAGCTTGGGCATTAGCAAGCCCTGTGCAGATGCTGATTGATCACTGTCTAATGGTACAGTAAATTTTGTTAATGATGAAACGGACATGTGTCGTGTCTCCTATAATATATGTTAAAAGTATTTATCTATTCTGGGCCACAAAAAATGGGGGGTAAAACGTATACCCCCCATTAATTTCATTATTCTTTGTGCTTTAAACAGCGTTTGCTGAGGCTACGTTACCTGCTCCAATTTCACCTGTGTTCTTTAGGCGAATCGGAATAAAGATAAATTCAGCAGCCTTAACTGGCTCAATCGCAACATCAACATATAGTTCGTTGCGATCAATTCTTGTTGCTGTGTTATTTGTTTCATCACAAACTACCAAGTAGTCGTAAATGCCACGCTTTGCAACCAAGTCGTTCATAATCTGTTCAACTCGCTCTTTAAGCTCATCACGTGTAATCTTGTCGTTTGGCTCAAACACATAACCTAGTGCTGTTGCTTGTAATTGACCACGTAGATAACCTGCCAGGCGCGCCACGTTAATACGATCCAGTGAACTTGAAGTTGCTGCACGGGTCTTGTTACCGTAGTTCATTAATCCAACACCATTAAAGAATGTAATTGGGTTAACTCTATTAGCGTAAAGTGTATCACGTAGTGATTCTCTAACGTTGTCTACAACAAACTCACCAGTTGCGCTGTTGATGTAACCAATAGCACTGGCATTGTCAACTAGTCCACGGCGTGTTCCTGCTGGAGCAAACCATGGGAAGCTCTGATCATCGCTTCTAGCAATGGTTCTTAGCGCCATATGACTTGCTGGAACAACAATAGTGTTACCACTGAGGTCGGTTGTCTGACCAGCTGGATAAAATACACCTAAGTAAGGATCTGCACTTGTCAATCCGTCTTCACTGTTGTCTGTTACTGCCGCGGTATTGCTTGCCCAGTTCTGGATTGCAGTACTAGTAGCAGCAAGTCTCATGCTTGTGTCACCTACAACAAACGCTGTGTTACGTCTATCGTTATTAAGTGATACCATGTTATTAATTAGTTCTGGATATCCAGGTGCTGCAATAATGTTAAAGTTACGTGCATCTTCCCTGAGTGCTTCACTGTTATCAATAGCTGATTTCAAACCTGCAACAACAATTTCACGAACAGCCTTGCGTCCCATATAAGGACTACCGTCATCTTTGTTGCCACTTACTGATACCCACGCATCCTTTTCTGTTGGAAGTGTTGGGTAAAGTGTAGTGTCACTGAAGTTTGTTCTGCTAAAGTAGTTGCTACGGAATTCTTTCACGTTGTATGAACTACGTCGTGTGTTGAATAGTAACATGCCTCTTGGATATAAACTAGCATCTGGTGCATCAATGTCAGTAACATCGCTGGTTAACAATGCGGCTGTTGTTGTAAGTGTGCCAGTAACTACGTCTGTAGTTGTGTCGCCCATAAAGCGAGCATCAGCAAACAAGATACCATCTTCAGTTGTTTGGTCTGTTTTATCGACTAATACCCAACGGTTTTCACTGTCTACAACCTGATAACGATAAAGCATTGGATAGTTTTCCAAATCACCAGTATCGATCCACAAATCACCAACTACTAGTGCAGTTTCGTCAATTTGTGTAGTAGGCTCTGTTGCAGCAAAAATAACACCAGTTGAATCAGTGTTGCTCAAATCATAACCACGAGCATCGCTTGTTACATTCTGATAACCTTTCCAGTTTGTGCCGTCGCTGATCATAATATCAGCTTCTGTACCGCCATGATACCAACTACGTGTGTTACGTGGATCTGAACTTGGTGCGGTGCTGCTTGCAGTGTAAGTAGGTGCAACCCAGTTACTTAGGATTAAGTTACTGTCGTTACCTGCTCTAACTTGCCCAGTTGTGATTGCAGTACTAAATCCTGCATCAGCTACTGGAGTACCACTAGTGTCTTTAAGTACAACAGTGCCACCAAGTGCATGTGTGATTTGCAAGTAACCTGAACTAGTTACACTTGCACTAACGTTTGCTACACCAGCACCAGTAATGTCAGCAGCAATATCTGCAATGCCTGTTCCACTGGTTGTTACTGTAACTGCGGTTGAAAGTGCAGTGCTGTTTGCAACACTAGCTTGGATTGTAAATGTGTTACCGCTTGTAATTGGAGCGGCTGCATTTACTGTGCCTGTAACATCCATTGCGCCAGTTGCATATCTGCGGAACAATTTAAAAGTTGCCGTGTCATTTTCAGTAACATCAAACTGCATATAATAACTTCCAACAGCAATTGCTTTTCCGCCAGTTGCATCAAGGTTTTTGTTTGCAGTGCGATCGTTTTCATAAAGTGGAACACTTACGCTTTCAAACTGTGCAGTTGTTGAGTTGTATACACTAACATCAACAAGTGCACCTAGGTTACTTGAAGTTGTCTTAACCCAAGTACTGCCTGCTGGGCGCGGTGTTGTGTCTGTGCTCTTCCATTCTGGAACAGTGTAGTGTGCGCTCTGCTGGATGAGAGGACATGCAAATGTTCCTGCTGATAAGCCAGTGTCTGTTAGGATTGTTCCTGTACCGTTAGCAAGAAGGATTTTACCGTCGGTTGTTGAACCATCACTAGCTGCTGAACTCGTAGCATAAATTTCAATCTTGTTATCAACTGCGGATGCTGTAACACCAGTAATAGAGGCGTTTACAATACTTGATGCAAGTGCAGTAACAGTTGTTCCACTAAGTGTAACAGTTGAGCCGTTAATTGTAATAGTGTTGCCGTTTGTTAATGTTGGGCTTGCTACTGTGCCAGCAGTTGTTGGCCAGCTCTGCTGCCAGCTTGCGCTACCGACTAGTACCCACGCATTGCTACGGTTTTTGTAGTATACTGGATTGCTTGTGTTAGTTGCTACAATAGCATAGCTACCAATTGTTCCAATCGATGCTTTAGGAATACCGCCAGATAAATCGTCAGTGCTAGTAATAACTGTTGGAACCTTGTTTGTAAATGTGCCAGCTGTCTGACTCCATTCGAAAATCCCCCAGCGGCTATCACTGCCAGTGTCTAACCAAACAACACCGTTGCTTGGAGTACCAAGTGGTCTGCTAGTGCTTGATGTTAGCTCTGCTAAGTCAACATCTGCACGGGTTACATAAACTCGGTTACTGGATCCTAGAAGGCTATAAGCAGCCATCAATCCGTATTCGTTAATTTCGTGTCCATTAATAGGAGTACCACTAGCAGTCTGATAAAATAGTGGATTACCAAAGGTTGATACTAGTTCTCTCTGACTACCAATTAGATATGTGTTACCTGCGTTTGCAGCAGTTGTTCCAGGTGCGGTTCCAGTTCCGGTTCCACTGGTCTTGTCTTGGGCTGTTGCTACGATAATTGATGCTACTGTTCCAGCTGTATTAGCAACATAGTTGCTTTCATCAATTACTGTAACTTCTACGCCGGGTGATACTAAAGCCATGTTTTTTGCTCATCCTTCATATAAAGATTTATTAAATATATTTATCGAATGCAACAGAAAACACTGTATTTAGGCAAGTTTGGTAAAGGTAAAGGAAAAAAATATTTTTTTAAAAACTACAAAAATAAATTTTTATTTTTTATATAAATAGTAATGTAGGTCGCGAGCCCCAACTCCACCTACTCTAACTGCTAAAGGGAGCAATCAGCAATGGAAAATATCTATAGTATATATAAAATATCAAATTCTATCAATAAAAAAGTTTATATAGGATTTACATCTAACACAGTAAACTCAAGATGGAGTATGCATAAGTATCAGGCAAGATCAGGGAAGTCAAAAACAAAACTTCATGAAGAAATGCGAACTCTTGGGTGTGATAAATTTTTTATTGAACCAATTTACCAAAGTTATGATCGTGAATGGACTCTCAAAATAGAAGATAGTTTCATAGTTGAATATAATTCTATTGCTAACGGTTATAACAAAAGACCTGGCGGTCAAAAAACTAAAATTAAACAACTTACTGATCAAGAACGCCAGGAAAGAACAAAAAAGGAAGCTGA